CTATTATATGCCTTTGCGACTTGATGTATCTTCTGTGGAAACAATAAAGGTTTAACTTCGTTGTCTCTGTACTTTGCAACAATACGATAAGGAACTTGGGAAACATCGAACACAATGTACGCTGAGTAGTCGTTAGAGACCCCTCTGGACACATCCGCAGTTAAAAGGTATGTATTACCCTCCTTTGGTTGTTCATAAACATCGAGTCCAGCATTAGATTGTAAAGGTCTTTTATATGCAAGTGTTCTTAGTTTATTTGGTGATATAAGTGTATCAATCGAACCAAGGAACTGACATTCAAACTCCGTATTAAACTGTTGTTCACTAGTATTTTTAATTGTTTCTTTTTTCCATTCCTCATCACGGCCAGGCACTTCGCTCCAATGAACTTCAATAGGAATATATGTGTTTCTTTGGTTTTCTGCGTCTGTCCATAATTTATAGAACATATTCATACCATGAGGTGTAGAAACAATCATTACTTTTGTTGTCTTACCAGATGAAATAGTAGGATATACAGAACTAAAAAATTGTTCTGCTACATTTGACGGCACATATGCAAACTCATCAAGAAAGATAATATTGTAAGAACCACCACGAACAGCAGATGCTGAAGTAGATGATGCAAGAATTTTTGAGCCATTTTCCAGTTCCAAAGATCCTTTGTTCCATGACATTACTCCTTGTTGCAACCATTTTGGTAAATGTTCATATGCAAGTTGTAGTCTGCTTAACAAATCTCTGGCAGTTGCAGCCTTATTCGCAAGAATTGCAATATTTACACTTGGGTTAAATAATGCATAGTGTAATATATAAGATATCATAGTTGTAGATTTACCAGACTGTCTTGGTAATTTACATATAGTAAAACGATTATTGTGAAATGTTCCTACCATTTCTTTTTGAAAGGAATACATTTTAAAAGGAACTAATCCTTCATCAAGAGAAACAATTTTTACATAATTTTCAATAAAGTGTAATGGATTGTCCATACATTTTTGATACTCAACAAGTTCTTCTTTAGTCCATTCTTGAGTTACATTTGCTCTTTTAAGATTAGGATTACCTAGATAGGTAGCTTCAACCATCAGTTTTACCTTTTAACATCTTTTGTAATTCAGCAGTTGATCCAACAAATAATGCATTGGTAACACTCTTTGGTGCATTACTGCCAGGTACTTCTTTGAGTTTTTTCATTTTATCTTGCAAATCAGCAAGTTTCTCTGTAACATCAGCTACTTGCTTGATACCGTTAAGTGCAACCTCATATGCTCGTGGATGCTCACCTTCTTTTGCAAGTTCTAAAATACCATCAATAGCATCTTGACCACGTTCAATCAGATTGTAAAGATTTTCTCTTTGATATTTATAATCATTGTCAATATCATCACTACTAGTAGCTGGAAGTATTGGGTGTCCATCTCTAGGACTAATACTTTTTTTTTCAATCTTAGTTGATTCGGGAACAATATTTTCTATAACACCTAAAGTTTTGTCAAGTCGCAACGTAGAATCTTTATTCATCTGAACCTGTCACTGGATTAAACTCTTTTGCATCCTCAAAGAAAGACGTAGTTTCACTAAATCCAAAATCATCATCTGCGTCAGCACTTGTTGGGTTTGGTGTAACTGTAAGTCTTTGTTCTCTCTTAGGCGAATTAACTTCCAAATCAGTATATTGATCAACCTGTACAGTCTTAATAACCTTACTAGAAGTAACAGGGCCATACAAATAAAACTTCGCAGTAAATGATAAAGTGTATATTAATGCTCTACGAGTGGTAAAGTCTCCTTGGTAATTATCTTCATATGAAATAGAATTTAATACAATAGGAACATCTCGTTTACTGTCCATAGAAACATTATCATTAATTGTTAATGTATAATCTGGTTGAAAGTATGGAAGAATTTGTTCTACAATTTGTAACGCATCATCAGAGTTTTTTGCCATTGCATATAAAGTAATTTCTAAATTATATGGAACAGGCATAAACTGTGAGTCTAATTTATTTGCATCTGCACTAGCAGATTTAACTTTCTTAAATTTTTGTACACGATTTAGTTTTCTACCAGCATCATATGTTAATGCACCAATTTCAAAACCAAGTCTTGGTAAAGTAATAGATGTTGCAGCTGATACAGAAGGATCTGCGTTCAAACGAGTTAAATACTTTTGTTGAGGCCCGTATGCAAGTGGTACTTTCATTGCCTGTATTACTTCTCCAGAATTATTCTTGCGAACAATCTGAACACTATTAAACATAGTTCCAAACGCAACAATGACGTTTCTTATAGTTTCATGGTAAAATTGTTGACCTAACATTATATATTCTCCTTATTCATTATATTACCCGATAGTTCACAACAAGTGTTGAATCATCATCCATTTGAGCACCTGTTAGATTGGTTATTGATACTTTAAATGATCCAGCTGCAATAGTATGTATATTAATACCAACTGCTAAGCTTGAACTTGCCATCACAACTGATGTTGCAAGGCATTTATCAGTTGTAACTACAATATCTGCATGTATTGCATCGTCTGCTAAGTTAGCATTTAATGTAATAGTGTGTGATATTTTAGCATTATTTGATGTGACTGCACCAGCACTTGATGCAACATCAGAAGCTACTGCTGTATTTCCAGCACTTGCATCTAGTATATTTAATTCTGCTGCGGTTGCACTCAGAGCAGTTGTTCCATCATTTAATGCTCCATAGGTAATTGTACCAGTAGTAGTAATTGCACCAGAACCAACATCAATACTTGTAAATCCAGAAGTAATAGAACCAGAGTCTAATGCACCGACTGACACTAGGCCAGTTGCAGTTGTTATTGAATTTTGTGTTGCAGTAGAAACTGTACCAGCCAAGTTACCAGTTACGTTACCTGTTAATGTACCAACAAACCCAGTAGCAGTTATTTTACCTGTACTTGGGTTGTATGTTAGTGTGCCGTCTGATTCAAGACCAATATTACCACCGTCAACATCACCACCAGCAGTAAAGATAATAGCATTACTTTCGTCTGTACTTTCGTTATCTGTTATTGTAACCGTAGTAGCAACTGTGGCCACATCGGCCGTACCTGTAACATCACCAGTTATATCACCAACAAATGCAGTTGATGTAATACTTGTTGCACCAGTAACCACACCAGCATCAATAACAATAGCTCCATCAAGAACAATCTGTTGTCCAGAAAGTGGCGTAATTAACAAGTCAGTACCAGCAGTTGAACTTATCGTATTACCATTAATATTAAGATTGTCTACTTGTAATGCAGTAAGAGTTCCTACTGAAGTAATATTTGTTTGAGCTGCTCCAGTAACCGTAGCAGCAGTTCCAGATGCGTTACCAGTTACGTTACCTGTTAACGCACCAGCAAATAGTGTTGCAGTCAATAAACCACTACTAGCATTAAAAGTTAGATTAGAACCACTCTTCGGGGGCAAATCACCTGTTGCAGCAGTTGCAAATAATGGAAAACAAGTTGTATCACTTGATTCATCTGCTACTGTAACAGCAGTACCAACAGATGCCAAAGCAACTGCAATGTTTCCAGTGCCATCAAAACTAGTTCCACCAATAGTTCTTGCAGTCGCAAGAGCTGTAGCAGTTGCAGCAAGTCCTACAGCAATATTTGCTGTACCATCAAATGAGGTTCCACCAATAGTTCTAGCAGTTGCTAATGCTGTTGCAGTTGCAGCAAGACCAGAAGTTGATTGGTTACCAGCAGCATTTACACCGGGCAAATTGATATTAGCACTACCATCAAATGATACACCACCAATTGTTCTAGCAGTTGCTAATGCTGTTGCAGCTGCAGCAAGTCCTACAGCAATATTTGCTGTACCATCAAATGAGGTTCCACCAATAGTTCTAGCAGTAGCAAGTGCTGTTGCTGTTGCAGCAAGACCAGAAGTTGATTGGTTACCAGCAGAATTTACGCCAGGTAAGTTAATATTAGCAGAACCATTAAATGATACGCCACCAATAGTTCTTGCAGTTGCTAATATAGTTGAAGTTGCCGATAAACCTACCGCAATATTAGCACTACCATCAAATGAGGTTCCACCAATTGTTCTGGCCGTCGCGAGTGTAGTTGCGGTATCTGCGTTACCTGTAACATCACCTGTAACATCGCCTGTAACATCACCAGTAATTGTCCCTGTTGTTGTTAGATTCTCATTACCAAAAGAAATTGCACCAGAACTATCTGTAATAGAACCAGCAGCTAATGCAAGAGTTCCAGCATTAAAAGTAGTTCCTGTTAGAGTTGTAATTGTTGCTGATGTTTGCGTTCCAGCAACTACACCTGTAATTGTTGGCGCAGTTAAAGTCACGACTGTCGCAGTTGCACTAATACCACTCGTCAAAGACGATGCATCTCCAATTAGAGTATAAATCTCTAAGAAGTTGTCATTAATTTTATCAGCAGCTATACGTAGATTATCGCCAGTTCCATCGTCTGCTGCGCCGCCTATTCCAAGTGATTGATTTGCCATCTATATTCTCCTATAGTTATTTATTATAATAATATTGTTATTAATCATGTAGGATCACCAAATGGATTAGATTCTGCGAAGTCCAAGACTGCATCATCTAATTTATCAAACAATTCATTTTGCGCAGTTTTGTCATTTACATAATCACCAATATAGTAGTCTTCAGTTATAATATATTCATCACTACCAGTTTCAAGTAGTATACTACCACCAAACGATGCTGGATCATCATCTGTACTAATTGTTGCAGCATCTACAGTAACATTAGTTATATCAAGAGTATAAGATGTTCGATCTACAGTTAATGATTGTCCAACAATTGTTGCATTTTCAAGACTAATCTGGTATTCAGAACTTGCATTTGAAAGTGCGTCTTCAATTGCATCAATTTCACTAATGCCCGTATCCAACATTTCAGAACTATAATCAAATGTACGACATTGTAATTTATATGTAGGGTTATTATCTAATTGATTAAAAGATGCATCATGATCAACAAAATTAACAATAAACAATTTTTCCAAAATGGGGTGATAAATTAAGTCGCCTTCTAATGGTCTATCTGAATCTGTTGCATCAGTTTCATTTAGAATGTAATATGTTTCACCTTGTAATGTAGATATTGATATTGTTCCAGATTCTAAAAGTATAGCACCACCTGTTGTATCCGTACCACTTTCAATTGTAATTTGTTTTGTTAATTCTTGAAATCTATTTTTTGATACAACGAAGGTTATATCACTCAGATTTTGCAATCCAAATTTATTCATCAATTCAAGTTCGCCGGAATAACCACCTTCAGCATTCTCAACGTACATTTCAATTTTAGCAGAAGAGCTGAATTTTGAAAGTGTATCTTCTCCAAGAACATTATCTTCTGCTACAATAGTTCTATCAATATAATGAACATCATGGCCATGAATTTGAATTGCTTCTGCAACCAAGTTGGCATATAGTGATTGTTCAGCTGTAATTATTTGACCTGTAGTCATTAGTTTAAACTCCCTACATCACCAAATGGATTAGATTCTGAAAAATCTAAGACTGCATCATCTAATTTATCAAACAATTCATTTTGTGCAGTTTTGTCATTCACATAATCACCAATATAATATTCTTCAGTTATAATATATTGATTACTACCAGTTTCAAGTAGTATACTACCACTAATTACATTCAAAGACTCTATGTCAGCTACTGTTGCATCTGCTGTGATATTAGTTGTATCTGATGTAAGAGATATATTATCTGATGTTATAACTGTTACTGTAAATTCACTTTCAAGACGAATCTGGTATTCAGAACTTGAAGTCGAAAGCGCATCTTCAATTGCATCAATTTCACTAATACCTGTATCCAACACTTCAGAACTATAATCAAATGTACGACAACGCATTTTGTATACTGGATTGCTGTCTAATTGATGAAAAGGATCGTCGTGGTCAACAAAATTAATCTCAAACAATTTCTTTAAAGTTGGATGATAAATTACATCACCCTCTAATGGCCTATCCAAATCTGTTGCATCAGTTTCATTTGAAATATAAAATACTTCACTACTAGAAATTGCAATTGTACCAGATTCTAATTGGATAGAACCAGACGATGTTAAGTCTGTTGCCGTTTCTATTTCTATTTGTTTTGTTTTTTCTTGAAACTTTTTCTTACTTACAACGAAGGTTGCTTCACTAAGGTTCTGCAAACCAAATTTATTCATCAATTCAAGTTCGCCAGAATAACCACCAGAAGAATCTTCCATATACATTTCAATGGAAGCTTGCTTATTAAATTTGGATAGTGCATCTTCGCCAAAAACATTGTCTTCTGCAACTAATGTACGATCAAGATAAAATACAGAATGTCCTCTATGATGAATAGCTTCTGCAACTAAATCAGCATATAAAGATTTCTCCACTTGCAAGTGCGAACGCCATTGCCAAGCACGAGGTTGGTCAGCTGTGGCAGCAGCAAGTCCAGGCGAATGAAAATGTTTATTAACCGCCATAAATTACCCTATCATATAATTAACTGGCAATTCAAACGTAAGTTGAATTTGTTCTTCCAACTTATTAATCTCTTCCTGTGCTTGTGAATAAATACTTTCACCATTCATAGTAACACCACCAAGCATAGCAATACCACTGAACTTGGATAAGTTTGCACCCCACTGTTGCTTAATAAGAGCAGTTGCATATCTTTTTAGGAAAATATCATCAAAAATATCTGTGAATGTTGCTGGGTCTATTTTGCGATAACATTCTGCAATGATATAATCTTCACCAGCAACAAAATCATTTGACCAATCTCCGTCAATGTAAAGACGATTTTGATGTTGGTTAAATCGAATTGGTTTTTCACCAACAAGAATATGTTCTAAAAGGTCTAGATTACCCATTGCCATCTGATACTCAACAATAGAAGTAGAGGATAGGTCATATAAGTCATTAAGGCGCAACTGGTAACGAACATCAAACATGCTAGAACCACCACCTATACCTGAAAACGGCCAAACCTGTATCACTGACACAACAGCAGAAGGCATTGGAATAAAATTACTACCTTCTAGAAATGTATCAGTAATAGTACTATCTACTGAATCAGTTCCAATTGTGGATACATTTGTTTTTCCTCGGGCAATATCTGCTTCAGTAATTAGATGTTTGAGATACATTTTCTCAATGCCATCATAATGATATTGAGCAAAATACTGAAGAGCTTCATCAATGCGATCATCTGCCTGATCATCTGATACGTTAATATCGATGACACCAGAACCCAATGCTCTCAGGCAATACGATTTAAATGTTGATTTGCTTGTGGGTATGGCCATATAAGTATCCTTTTTTTATATATTTATAAGATTTGTTTTATTGCAATACAATTTGGACCATATTCTAAATCATTTTTCCATTTAGACCATTGTTTTAATCCTACATTTTCATATGCAGGCAATGCAGTTTTTCTAGGAACCGTCCATATCCAAGTTCCATTATTTTCCTTTGCATACTTTATAGTTTCGAGTAATATTAAAGAAGCATATCCCTTTCTACGACATTCTGGGTCTGTCCATAAACCTCTTGATCTAAAATATATAGAATCTTCCCAAACATTACTCATATAACAACTGTTGACTGATACAAGTTTATCATCTTCATATATTCCAAAGAAAACAGGAGATACATTCATATCATAGTTTGAACCAAAAGATCTACCCGGATATTTCCATGTCCATTTATTAAATGGTTTAACTCCAGATTTTTTATTTGGCCACAAATATTTTTCCCATATAAATTTAATTTCTTCCCATGTTATATTCTCTACAGAATTATGCATGATTTTTATAATCTTCCCATTCATGTGGCTTGTTGTTTCTGTGTGTAAAATGAACAAATTTTATATCAGGATGAAATTCACCACCCAAATAAATATAATCATTTCCTGTTATTTTTCTATATTTATTTGTTATTTGAATCTGCCATTTAGTCATATCCTTACCATAATTAATATCTTCATTTACAACCCATCGTGTAAACCAACTTTCTGGTAACGTAATAAGTTCTAATCTTTCTTTAACAGAATCTTCAACAAAATATTGTTCTCCATTTACTGGACCGGCAGTGGTTTTATTGTCTATATAATATCTCTGCCAACCATGTATATTTGACATAAATTTATCAAAGATATAACGACAATCTTTTGGATAGTATTTAAAAAATCCACCATTAATAACATAGTTATTTTTAATTGTATCTCTCCACCAACCTGGCATTGCAATAAATTGGCCAGGATTTACAGGATACTCAAATATTTTTTCATAGTCATTCATCAACAAAATATCAATGTCTATCATACAAATTGGTTCGTCAATATCCAGTTGCATTCCCCACATCTTGTTCCATTGTAAAGTTACTTTTTGGTTATAGGGTTCTCTTATCCATACAATTTCATACTTGGATAATTTATTTTCCAAATATTTTTCATATTCTGGACCATACTTATCACCTATTCTAACTGCAAATATTTTCATGGTGCATAAGGAAAAATCATCTTTGATTTTATCATGTCTATAGGTTGAACACCAAACCACTTATTTTTTTTCCATTCCCCTCCTTTTTTTTCAAACCAAGTCATGAATCCAGCAACAATATGAAGTCTTGGTTTTGTTGCATTACCTGTATCTCTAACTCTATGTTGTATTTTAGTGTTCCAAAAATATACTTTACCAACTTCCAAATGTTTTGTTAATGTCAAAGAATTGCCCCAATCATCTGTACCATCAATTTCTAAAACATATGATGGTTCTGTAATTAAAGGAATATTAAATCTAATTGCAGACCACATAATTTCATCTAAATGCCAATTTTGTTCATATCCTGGATGTGCCCACATAACTCTTGACCTTGTGGGTTGTAAATCAAAACAATCTAGAAATTCTTTGTAATGTTTTTGAACAACAGGATGAACCGTATTAAATCCATATGTATCATAATAAGTGTCTTTGTCAGTTTCCCAAGGAGGATTTGGATTATTGTTTCGCGAATAAGCCCAGTTCAATTCTGGATGACCAAGACTTGCATATGGACTTTGAAGATGTTCATCTCCATCTGGATTTATACAAATACTAAACCCTTTGTATTTTTCTGATTCTTTATTGTTTTTTTGCCATCCCTTTATGCCTCCAATCTCATCGGATATTTTTAGAGTCTGTTTATATAACCACTCAGCTGATGGCAAACCCAATTCTTCTAGAGTAAATTCAAAAAAGTTTTTTTCAAGTTTTGGTTCATATATACTGGATGCATTATATTTTTTATCCAACTCATTAGATACCGGAATTTTATTTTCTATTATCATTAGATGTTATCTCTTACTGAAATATTGTAGATGTTGTTTAGTTGGTCTAGTTCCCATGAACAGATAATATTCTGAATAGCTAAGTGTCTTGTGTAGTATATTAAAAGACCTAACTAATGCATCTAAAGTATAAACTGAATGTGAAATATGATAACTAAAAATATTACTAGTATTAAATAAAACTTTTTTACCCTCAATTTTGTTTTTAAGTTTTTTATAATCAGGTTTTATTAAATCCATTATCCAATATTCTATATCATATGTGTCTCTCATTTTTTTCTGAAGAGTTCTAAGATACTCAAAGTCACCGTATGTTTTTGCTCTCTTATGCAAAATATTAGCTTGCGAACTTTGAGATATATTTTTTGTAAAATTAAACGATTGATTTATATATCCAGAATATTTTTTTATTTCTTCCATAGACATATTCATTTCAACAATGTTCTCTTTAATTGTAACATTGTTTTGAGTATAATCATAAAATACAATCTCTCCATTAAAATTTAATTTTTCAATTAAAACTTCTGTCACATAACCAGCTGTTGGTGAAAAAATAATATCAAATTTTTCATCAGGTAAATTCTCAGAAATTGATCCTAAACTCATAGTGTTTTCAACATAGAATGTACTTTTTAATCTATCACAGGTTGTTTTAAAATAATTATCATCATCTAATTCATCATAATATCCTTTTTTTCTGTTCTTGAGAATTTTCCAATTTCTATTTTGAATTTTTGTTCTATTTTGTATATTATTATATGAGAATGATTTAACTCTTCTATCGTTATCATCAAAATTAAAAACAGTTGGTATGTTCTCTGGTGTTATCCAATGTGGAGTATAATCATCGTGATAATTTTTATCTGATTTTTCATAATTTTTCCATTTCTCAAAAATAAATGGTTTTTTTAATTCTCTCCACACATCAAGATTTATTTCTACATGCTGATGATGTAAATATGCTGGTTTATCAGGTTTTGCAATTATATGTCCTTTACACCATTTTGTTGTTTCCTTTGCAAAATCATAAAAACTTTCAATTGAAGTTTTAAATGCAGTCATAGAAAAAGTCATACCAACAGTTACAATCATAGCATGAGTGTATTCGTCACAATCATTAAGAATATTAAATATTTCACTTGTATAACAAAGTATTTGATTGTGGCCGGTTCCTGCTCCAGTAAGGCCACCAGAAGTTTGCAAACATGTCGTTTGTGTTTGTTTCTCTACACCAAAATCCCATTCTACATTATCAGGATACATTATAATGAAAACAAGATTTTTTGTATTTTTTTTTATTTTTATATCGGAAGATTCTTTTATCCAAAGACTTTTGAAATCTTCAAAGTTTTTCATTAATCCAATTCCCTTAATACGTCCTTACCAAACTGTTTGACCATAGACCGTTTCATTAATTCAATTCTTTCTTTGTTTGAACCACCATGAACAATAAAATGAAAACGATTTTCAGATGAACTATTTAGTGCTTCATGAGTGACTCCATTATCAAACCAAAATCCAGTGCAGTTATCAAAG